CTATCAAAAGAATGTAAAAACGATGGATTCATTTCATCAGCAATTCGCCTTGAAAAATGTACTCCAGAAGTGTTACGCTTCATGCATTGCACAAGTGCACGGATAACAGGAAATCCTGGATACATTTTCTCATACATAACAGCAAGCGTTGCAAAATGTGTGGAAACATGTTTAAAATTGGTTTTCTTAATAACAGCTGCATTAGTCAACAATTTCCTGATGTTCTGAACAAACATAAATTGACCAAGCTTATTTTGAATGAATTTACCTGAACAAAAATCAACGTCATGGTAATCAGTGCGATAAATCAATTTCGCATCAAAACCACACATAGAAAATGTGTCAATCCAACTATTCATTCCAAATGGAATTTTTATTATGTTGTCATCACCATCAACGACAAAATTATAAAACCCTCCTGTGTTGTTAAGTATTTCAAAAGCACGTGCAGCAATTGCAACACGAAGTGTTGTGCCAAACCCAGTACTTCTAATACCAGATCCGACACAACCCTTGTAAGCAAACTTCACGCCATTTGAAGTAGTGCCAATCTTAATAGCTGACAATTCAAGTCCATGTTTATAAGCAAACAAATCTTCCAAACGAGTATAGAGTCTAGACACCAAACCAAATTCACTATCACTAATGAATTCGCTACGCTGATGTGCCTCTGCTCTAGAACAATCGCCTTCAAGATATGCCTGTCCATAAACACGGTCAAAGAATGCTTCACCACGCTCGACATAGTTACGTCCTTTAGTGACAAATGGTAGTGTCAACATGGCATGCTCCAATGGATCAATAAACTTTGACCACCACAGATTAAATTCAGGATTGACATTAGTGATTATACGAGGACATTTCATTTCTGAATAAATTTCTGTCTTAACAAAAGCAGAATTTTCAGCAAATTTTGGTCCTGCACAACCACGTTCATAGATATCATTAATAGCTGATTCATAGCGCAACAACTTTGAACTAGGAACGTTACTCAAAGCAACTGTCAAAGACAGCGGAGTAACATCACATTGTTCAAATTTGATCATAGCAGCTATTTCATCCAATATTTGTGATACCAATGTTTGGTCAATTGAATATCTGTGTTCAGTTTCTTTCAACATACGTCCACGTAAGCCAACAAATTCGTTATGTGAACAAGGAGTCATTATATATACAGGTTGCCTGAAACATTCAGGCAATCTCCAATACACATCAAAACTCTTTGAAACACAAGCGTCCCATTTTGGTGGGATACAAAGTGGTACCTTGCGTGGATGTATGGCTTTCCATGAAGCCATTGGTGGCAATGCCATGTGCTCACAACAACTACTAACAACCACATGTCGTGAGCATTCACGTGGTGTTACATAAGGGGGAATCACACGTTTAAACGACTGAAATGTCGTCTAAACCAAACCTTCAGCCGATTTCTTTCGTGATCAGGATTGACATATTTTACCAGAAAACTAGTGTTATTGGAATCCACACATTTCTGTACGGTAGCCCAAAACCTAGAAGTCTGTTCAATATTCGCAACTGTATTGAACTTACTTTCAAAAGCCCATTTTGTTGCAAGTCTTGACAAATGTGCCAAACAAGCTTCACGATCTGGATAAACACACATACGTTTCAAACTGAGATGTTCAAAAAGTGGTATGATTATCCAAGAATCCGGAATCGTTTCATGTGCCATGCGTGATTGGTCCTTGTTCCTCTCCAAAGCACCCAATTGATGATTATTGGGATCTGACGCATCAAAGCGCGATGGATTTTTGAACCACCTTTTGTATAACACAGGTTTCCGCACAACAATTTTGTTATTGTTCTGCATTCGAGAAACCATGCCATCCATGAAAGTAGCCAAATTTGCAACTCGCTTTGAGCCAACCTGCTTTGCAACAACAACAGGTATGACACCCTTGCCGTAGTCAAAAGACTCACAATTAGGCTCAGGCCTATATGAATCCAATTCATCGACAAGGACGTCAAACTTGTTTTCGTTTTGTTTGTCAAAAACAGGTTCAACCTCTGTTTTATCCTTCCTACCTTTGCCATTGAGGTCATAATCTTCGATGTCAACGACATCTTGATAAAGACACTTAATAGTATCAACGATAGGACAAGTCAAACAAATAGGATAAACCATTTTATGACAAACACAACGATATGTCAACCTCAACCTATTTGAGGAACGGTTCATTGAATCAGCAACATCACTGTTACTGACTCCGCCAAATGAACCAGGACGAGAAATCAAGTCAGCCAACCCTTTACCCGACCAATCAGCCCAATCGAAGTTTGATTGAACTGGTCGTTCAGAAAAGCTTTTGCCGATGTGTATTCCTGACTTATTGACACTACCAACTTGCTTGCTAAATACGCCATCAGGCTTAGTTGCAACAATGACAGAATCAATAATGTCAGAAACACTACGATCGACAGCTTTATTGTGGAAAGTTTTAGGCTGACTAGTTTTCTTTGTGTTCGGTAAAACATGGCCTTTTGTTTTACCAGCTCGTGAGAAATCAACAGGGCGATCATCCTCAACCACCAATTCTGGTCGAGTCACGTCCTTTGATTTAACAAACCAACTAGAATCGTTCCCAGTATTGTGAGCAGCAATACTAGAAAAAGTTGGTTTATTTGATGACTTATTTGCTCCACCTACCAAGTCATCATGTGGGAATCTCAAATTTGGTCCGGCAATCTCCAATTAGATTGTCTATCAAGTTTAAGAAGGGAACCACCACAGTGTTTCTGTTTCACAACACCATCAAGAAGGGTTTGTTTTTCGCACTTTTCCATTATTTTTTCCCCATGTGCCGCGCGTATTTCAAACAACTCTACAACTTGATTTCAGTCAAGTGAGTACATCATTGAGGGATACATCATAGCTAGGTACTTCTAACAAGGCAAGCAGTCGTTTTGGATCTAATCCCAGGGCGAAATGACGACCAAGCCTTTGAGAGGTTCGCTCCCGATCCAATTAGCCATGGATCTACCGGTAATTCTAATTGAGCATGTAAACAAC